AAGTAAAATAGATGGTACTTCTTTTAAAGACCAAAACTTTGGAAGAGACCAAATACTTGAAGTCAAAAAAGAATTTTTTAATTTATCATTCGACCATCCCACAAGAGCGTTGGTTCAATTTAGTGGAGACGAGTTTACAGAATTATCTAAATCTGTGGCTGATGGTACGATAGCGTCTGATGCAAAATACTATTTAAGACTTTATGAAGCTGAGGGTAATGCTGAAATGACTGAGGAATATACTTTAGCTATTCAACCTATATCACAATCTTGGATTGAGGGTACGGGTAAGTTTGGTGACAGGCCAAAAAACACCAATGGGTGTAGTTGGGAAAATCGTAGTAATCCGATAGGAGGAACTGCGGTGCCTTGGGCTAATACTGGTGTAACGGTTTATTCTATAAGTTCATCAACTCAAGCTTTTTCAAATCAATCACCTGATGTTAATGTTGAAGTAACTGATATGGTAAATATGTGGTTACAAGGACAAGAAGAAAATTACGGAATGTTAGTTAGTTTCAGTGGAAGTCAAGAAACTGATTCAACAACATTTGGACATTTGAAATTTTTCTCAAGAAACACACATACAATATTTTCACCAAGATTAGAAGCTCGTTGGGATGATTCATCATTTTCTACGGGTTCATTAAATGAATTAACAATGAGTGGGTTGGCTGATAACTTTTTATATATGCAAGGATTAAGAGAAAGTTATAAAGTTGGTGAAAGAGTTAAGTTCAGAGTTGGTGCTAGAAAAAGATATATTCAAAAGACTTTTACCAATTCTGTACAAACCGTAACTGGTTCATTTATAACTGAGGGTAGTGGTTCATATGCAATTAAAGATGTGGCTACTGATGAGTTCATTGTTCCATTTGAAGATAATCAAGATACAAGTTATACAAAACTTAGTTGTGATGAGAACTCAAATTATTTCATTCAGTACTTAGATGGTTTTTATCCTGATAGAGTTTATAAAATTTTATTAAAATTAAAATTAGATGATGGACAAGAACAAGTGTTCGATGATGATTTTGAATTTATAGTGAAAAGGAAATAGGTTATGGCTCAAATACAATTAGAACAAGGAAAAGAAAATCTTGAAAGATTATTAGATTTAATAGCTGAAGCTTTTATACAAAGTCCATACATTGACAGTGATGATGTTAAGGTGAATCAAAGAACAATTCGTAATGGATTAGTTCAATTAAATAGATTATCAACGGATGAAAGCTTAGTTTTATATCAAAAAGATATTAAGGCTAATCCAGAAGATTTACAAATAATGCAGGATACGGAAGAAGGCCCTATCGCTGCATTATTAAATATAGCTAATAGTATTGATTTTGATATGTTAGATAACCCACCAATTCAAATTCTTGATGGTAGTTCTGCAGGTCAAGAACCAGACCTTAGTGTAAGTATTATGGGTGGTGGATTGCCCGGTGGTGGAATGGATATTACACAGTATGTTATAAATCTCACTGATAATGCTGATGGTGGTGTTGATAATCCAATAAACATAAGTCAATTTGTATCATTAGAACAATCATCTTCAATTGTAAATGTAGAACAAGCTGAAGAATTTCTTGATACAAATATTTTTGAATTACTACCAAGTGGTGATACGAGACAAGCTAGAATAACAAGATTTTTTCAAGAGTTAAATGCATTACTCCCACCAACACTACCTAGTTTTGACGAAGATGATACTCCCGGCGTTGATAGATTAGAAGATGGAACTTGGAGTGGTGCTGAAGAATATAGTCAAAATAATAGTATTTCATATGCACAAGATAATCCTGCGGAATCAAATATTGATGAAGAAGATGCTTACTTTCACAGATTAAAAGATACAGCAAATTCTACAAATGAATCGAAAACCATTCAAGATATTTATAATAGAGTGCTTCCTTATTTAGATGATTTATTAGAAAGTCCAGTAGAGCTTGAAGACATGCCTACATATCAAAACAAATCAAGTGGATACTTAAAATTTAGAAACCCAAATCAAGGTATTGTTATTCGTAATACAAATAAAGAATTTGTGGAGGGATTAGACCCAAATAATTTAACTTATTTAAATACAGATGGAAGTGGTGGTTTTACCATAACAATGTGGGTAAAATTTTTAGATAAATCATCTCAAGGAACTTTATTTAACTTTGGAAATCCAACACGAAATCAACCTGATTCAAATTGGAATGGAAATGTAACTGATGGGTTTGGTTTTAAATTAGAAACATTTATCGTAAATAAAAAAGATAAAACTGGTTATCCAACAAATGATGGGAGATATGACACCTTTGGTGACTTCAGTGATTATATAAGAGATCAAAACCCTGACACTCGACCTGATGGATTTATCTCAAAGCATTCAGGTAAAGCTATTTTCGAAAATACAGATTCAGCTCGTTTTGTAAGACTTGTTGTGAATGGTTATGACAATGACGGAAATAGTGGATGGCTAAGAAGTTCTGAAACTGGTGATGGTAGTTTTTTAAAATATTCTTGGAACATGCCTGAATTGCCAGGTAATTTTAATCCTGATAATAACCAATGGGATGAACTACGAGCACTTGGGTGTACACACATTCCTGAGGACTTTAATGAATGGTATTTCATATGCGCAACTTTTAATCCTAATACAATTGAACCTGATAGAGATGATGAGTATCCTATTGGAGTTTATGACCAGACGCAACTAGAAGGACAAGACTATTACTATGGTTATGATCATAGGTTTTGGATGAATCATAGAGATGTAAATACTGGACAACTTGTTGAATATTCAGGTTATGGAAATCAATGTAAAGTAGAAGTAATATCACGAAGCGATTTATTAAGAGCTCGTGGTTTCAAGGTGTAGATTATGGCATACAATGATGAAAACATATCTTCTAATTTTGGTATGTCAGGTGTAGATATTGAACCATCCATATCCAAGTCATTTGATTCATTTAGTGGTATTGATATTGAAAATCCTTTTAGTTATTTACACACCAAACAAAACTTAATTAACTCCAATAAAGATGGTAGAATACCATTAGGTATATTTGATTTTAAAGAACTTAATCCATTAAGAGATGAATTTCCAGGAGGACCTAAAAGTAATATTTTTAATCAAATTGCTAAAGAAAATTTAGTACCCAATGGTGATGGTAGGTTTGTACAAAGTTTTTGGTTTAATGATTATTCCAATACTGGAGATGCTGCATTTTTTATTCCTGATGGTGGTTGGGGTTATTGTACTTATGACGGTGTGGGTCAACGAGACAGAGCAGATGATATGTATGGCCCATTTATGAGCTTTCCTGAAGATATGGGTGCAGATGGGGGTGGTGATTTACCAGGTGGCCAAAATTTTATAGATTCATTTCAACAATCAGCAGGCACACCTAATGATAACCAAAATATTGTTGGTTATGCTGGATATTATCCTTATCACTCCATAATGGAAGTAGGAAAAAAATTTAGAGAAGCTCAAGTTTCAGCATCTGCGGGTGATGAATGTAATTATTTCTTTAACCTATTAGTAAACGAACAAACTATTTTCCCATCAGTTTGTAGTATTGACAGAATTGATAGTAACAGCGGAATGGGAACAAAGTTTCCAAATGTGGCTAAGTGGGTTACTACACAAGCAGCAGCTTCGCATGGTAGATGTTTACAATTTGAAGCTGGTAGTTTTAGTCTAGGACAATATGATTTAGATGATAATGGGCAAAATGATGATGATGCAAGTGGTGTTTCTTGGAACGGATGGTCTTCAGGTGATTCATGGGTTCAAAATATTGCTAATAATCATTACAGAACATTAAATCAAGTTATACGACTTTATAATACATTTATAGATGGAAGTAGAAAAACTGGTGTTAATGAATTAAAACCTTATACTGTAATGGAAGTTAAGTTTAAAATGAGGACTATTAATGGTAGTATTAATAACATGCCTAATGTTGAAGTATCAATAATTAATGCTGATGGTAGTGTAGGCAGACCAGATAGGTTTAGGGATGTAGATAATCAAAGAGGTTATCCTAAAAATTTTTATCATTTCCCACATGGTAGTTTTAATTCAATAACATATGATGGTGATTTAAACACACCAAATACACTTGATAAAAGATACTCTCATTATGGAGGTTCAAGAACTTTTGCAAACACTCAAAAAAATCAGTGGGAAACATTTTCATATAAATTTTCTTTAGATAAAAGGTATCTTTATAGTAATGGTTATGTAAGAGATTTATGGTTGATGGTTCAAACAGGTAATACTTTTAGTGATGGTTGTAGAGTTTTATTAGATGATTTTGAAGTTTATGAATCTCATGATTTTGTTCCAGAAGTTGATGTTAGAAAAAGAATATCTGTTGGTAATTACGGAAGTGGTTCATTAACAGAATACTATGACCCAATTTTACAACCAAAGGAATACAAAGATACACAAGCTCCATTGGAAGCACAATTTTATTTTTATCCAACTTATCCAACCGAAAATTATTTTGATGTTAAAAAAACTCCAATGTATGAAGAGTTTAAAAAAGGTTTTTTCTATATCTATGATGTTGATTGGGGAGATGGTTCACCAAAAGAATTTACAACCGAACCTCAACAGATAGGTGAAGATGTAGTTTTACTTCATACATATGAAACAAGTGGTGTCTTTGAAGTTACAGGAACGATGATAAAACTTAAAGGTGGGGAAGTAGATAATGATAGCACAACACCATTTGGTGTTATTTCAAATAAAAGATTTTCTTTAAATATAAATGTAAATGAAGGTAAAGACGAAGACTTTGAATATTTTGGAAGTGATGGGTATTCATTTATTCCATATAAAAATAGTCTTCCTATTATCGGTGGTTCTTCTAATCAAAGTATTTATTATAAAACTATAAAAAGACAATTAGGATTTATTGGAGAAATAGAAAGATCATCAATTATTAATGAAGCAATTAATTATACCCCCAAACCATCAGATATAGGTTTAGAGGATTATTTACCAGGTGGCCCTATAATATTTGACACAGATGGTGATGGTGTTCCTGACCAAACATTCGCGATAGGATTAGCTGCAGATGATGCTACAGCTATAAAGTATGTAGAGTTAATGGGTGAACAAGATGGTTTTGAAGGACAATTAGCTAGTTATACTTCAGGTTTCCAAATATTATATAATTACAGGTGGAATGAAAATGGTGATAGGTTTGACATTGTAACTGCTGGAAGTTTAGATGACTTTGAATTTGGTGACCAAAATAAACCAATAACTAGCTTACAAGCTATAAAACAAACTGAAATTTTTGAAATTTATAAAACCAATGTTGGATTTAAATCTGCTGGTGACAAATTAAAAACTGAACTTGCTCTTTTAAAAATGGATACAAGTGTAGCAGATAATTTTGATGTTTTACCATTTTATGAAAAACAAAGATACCTTTATCGTACAGGAGAGTTTGATACAGATAATCTTTTTCATACCGACCCAATTACTTGGCCAGGTCCTGATTTACCGATAGCTGCAGATACTATACCTACTGATATATATCGTATTGAAAGAAGTGATGGTGTAGTCGCAGCTTTTACAACCACTCCACCTCCTGGTTCAGATGGTTGGGTTGGTAATTTAGTAAATGATGGACTTGAAGAGGGAAGAACTTATTCATTTGAACTTACTAATGGTAGTAGTATTACTTGGGATTTATTACCTCCTACTCCACCAAACCCATTAATATATAATGGTATTGAAACATTTCCTGAAGAGCTTGGACAAAGTATTGGAGATGTTGATTTGACAAATATTAAATATTATAATTCTCCAAAACCATTGTGGGAAATTTTAGGTTTTGACACCAACTTAGCCGGAACACCATCTCATGAAAGATATTGGAAAAATATCATTCCCGAAGATTATTCTATATTTAATAGAGAGGGTATTGATTTGTCAAATGATTTAGTTGTAAACATTTATTCAGAACAAGATTGGTTAGATGATTATTATTATCCAGTGTTACCAAGATATGGGGCAGATGGTCAATTTATTGAGGGAGATTTTCCAAATGATAAAATACCATTTCCTCAAGAAGCTCCAATAACTACTGAAGTGGAAAAAGATTCCAATATATTAATAAATATCACTACTGAAGCAGTTGATAAAAATGTATTAAATGATTTCAGTGGAACTCAAAACTTTGGTTTTTATTTTTCTGATTTTAGACCTATGTTTGATGGTGAGACTTTACAACCTAAAAAAAATAAAACATTAATAAATAGATTAAAAATCGGAACAACAGGTGGAGCATTTTAATGGGTAAACTTAAACGATTAATAGCGAATAAACCAATTGAGGGAGATTTAAGTCAATACAATTTTAAAGATGCTGAAACAAACTTTAATTATGAAAATTCAACTGGATTGCCATTAAATAGAGATAAGTTTGTAAGGAAAGATTTATATACAACATGCGTTAGAGATGGAGTTAATGATGCGATTATTTTAGAAAACATAAAATTTGATGGACTACCTTTTATTAGAATTGATAAATTAAGAATATCCAATGCTGGTGTTAGTTATGATATAAGAGGTATTGATATAAGAGGTTACATGGTTTCTGACCAGAGATTCAGTCCATTTAACGCCGATGGTACTCGAAAAAGTTATAGTGATTTGGAGCCAGGAAACATGCCAGATGGAAGTCGATTTTTTAGATGGACTCCTGGAGATGTATCGGAGTATACGGATTTAGGGAACGCTAGTTTTTTACAACAACAACAAATAGTATCAAATTTTTCTTCAGATACTGGTGCGAGTAACATCATAGTTGAAAACTTTGCTAATTCAACCACAACTTTTGATCCTGTAGCAAACCTTACACTTAGAGCAGACTCACCTATGAGATTAATAGACAATGCTACATCAAATCCAATCTATATCATAATTTGGATGAAAGGTGATGCCAACAGAGCATGGGGAGCAGATAAAAGAAAAAGAAGAGTTTATGTTTTTCAAATTGATAATTTAGATTGTTTTGATAGTAATGGTGATGGAATAATCACACCAGCTTTAATACCTGAGGGTTTTAACAAATCAGGTGGTGGTGGATCGGGTGGTGGTGCTGAATCAGCAGCTTTTAAAATAAACAAAGAAGATTTTCAAGTAACTATATGTACATTACCTGGAGCACAAAATCAAAATGTTCTCAACACAGATATAATACAGTCAGTTATACCACCTAGTGATTTTTATTTTTCTACAACATCCGGTGTAAATTTAATAGATTTTATAAATATATCACCAAGAAGACAATTAAATAATGACTCTCCAGATGGTTATGGTAATGAAACTAATATTAACTTTCCTGACTATTTCGTAAATACAGAAATAGGTTTAGTTAATAGTAATATAAATTCAAATTATTTGGGACAACTCCCTCCAGATTATGTTGATTTACAAAGTTATTATGATTATGCTGATAGTGATGTAATTTCTCCTAGCGCCCCAACAACTGTTACTTTTACAACGAATCCTGTTGTATCAAGTTCAATGGATTTATCATCTCCACAATCTGGTAGTTATTTTTATTATGTAATTGATTGGGATGATAAAGATGATGAAATAAAAACATTTGCTGATTATTTACAGAGGTCTCCAAGAACTGTAAGTGATTTGTTAGAATTACAACAACAAAATTTATATAAAGTTTATTATCGTAACCAAACAGAGAGGCAATATGGACCCATAATAAATTATCCAAATGAAATAATAACCAACACTTATAACACACCTGGAATAAAAAATTTAAAATTTGTTGTTTTTTCTGCTCGACCTAAATATGTTGATGATGTAATAGTATCTGATTATTGGGAAATTGGGAGGTGGAAATTAGTAAAGTCAAGATTTTATTTAGATATTCCACTTAATCAATATCCAGACTTTGGTGAACTTGGTGGTAGTGATTATACAACAATCCCTTGGCCATATACAACTCCATTAATTGGTGGTGTGGATAATTCATCTAAATATAAAATAAGTGTTCAAAGTGCACTGTCGAGTGGAAACATAGGTGATTCGGATATTATTGATGAAAAGTTTCTAATCAATGATTTAGAAAATGATGAAATGGGGCAAAGTATTTTATCGTTTGATTTAGAACAATGTAGATATTTTAATAAAAGTTATAATATGTATAATTTACTTGGTATCAATGCTATTGTTGGTTATAGGGATGAAGCTCCTGATTTAATACCATTTAATGATGATTTTTACAATGCTTCAGAAACTGAGAGAACTTTTCCAATGGAAAGTTCAGTCGGACAGATATTTATAAGTGACATTCAGGACAAGAATTTAAAACAAAGTTGTAAATTAGAACTAAATACTGGTGAGTTAACTGGTAAATCCATTGTTGATTCAAGTGGTAATTCAAACAAAGGATTAATATTTGGTGATTATAAAGTTAAAAAAGAGAGAAAAGGTAATCCAATGAGACGAGATTCTTTTATAAAAGTTCCTAAAAAAGCAAATAATAAAAATGGAGCTTTATAATGGCAAAATTTGAATACGAATTTTCCGAACAGGATAGACAATTAACGATTGACCAAGATGTAGGTAAATTTGGAAATAACCAATATGATTATATTCGTCTAATTGTATATCCATCTGAAGCAATCGATAACATTGTTGATTTACCTGATGATACAAAAGGTGTTGATGGTAAAGCTATATTTTACTCTTCTCTTAATGAATTTGATCCATTTAATATAAACATATCGCCATTTACTGATGAATTAAACGAATTAAGAACAAAAACAATTGGTTCGTCTGTGAATGAAGGAAAAGGTGGTGACTTTAAAATATATAGAACTCTTGATAATGGAAACCCATTATCTAATAGTGATATATACATTAAACCAAATGAAATATTTAATGAATTTCAACTACCTCAAGGAAATTATTCAATACAAATTGATTTTTTAAATCAAGTTAAACCTCCATTTGATGAATTATTCTTTGATGATAATGATGGGACAATCCAGCCTGCTGTAGATGATAATGAACATTATCAATTTATTATAAAACAAATATCAACTTCAAGAAAAGAAGTTCGTTTAAAATTACTTGATAGAAATATTTTTAATAATTCATCAACCATTACTAATTTAACAAATGAATTTAATGACAATCTTGATGGAAGTAATCCTGAATTTATAACTGACACAGATTCAGAATCACCTACATTCGGCCAACAAATAAATAATCCAAATTATAAATATCAATTCAAACATGTGTTAAACATCGGAGATGGTGACCATAACCCAATAATGAATTATCAGTTTGATAGAGTTACTGATGGTAGAAATAATCAATCAATTATTTTAAAATTATATGATGCTCTACCAAGTAACATTTCAAATTTAACAAAAGTTAGTATTGAAAAAGAAATTATAATAACACAAATTGAAAATATATTTTATTTTTCAGATGTACCTGCTGTATTTTTTGGTGATGGATTAGAACCACAACCACAAGAAAATTGGTTAAATCCTGATGGTAATGAGGTTGGATTTCAAAACTATGATGAATTAAGTGGCTCATTAGATGATATTGTATTAGATAGTTTAGTTTCAGAATCTCAATACAATTATCCAAATTTAAACACAGATTTTACAAAATTTGAAAATCACACTTTCTTTGGTTCTGCTAAAAAGAAATTAGAAAATTTTAAAAATAAAGTAGAAACCATTCAAGGATATTATTCAGAAATAGAAACTTCACTAACTACTTCAGGTTCAGTTGAAGGTGATTCATTTTTTGTTATTCAACAAAGAAAAGATTTATTTAAAAAAATAAATGATGAGATAAGAACATTTACACCTTATGAAAGATTTTTATATTTTGATGGGCAAAGTGAATCAAGTGCTTCAGCTCCTGGTTTGGGTAAAAATTATGCAGATATTGAACCTGTACAATTAGGAGGTGACCAAGTAGAGGGTATTACATTAAATGGACACGATGGATTTAATGTAGTGTACAAACACACATCAGAAAAAATATCAGGTAATTATAATAAATATACAGCTTTGTTTAGTGATAAATATATCGTTGAAAACAAACCATTCTTTAATTATAGTGGTTCTATTTATTTATCATTTTTAATGAAAGGTACTAGCGGAAGTTCGATAACTTGGGAAAATAGAAATGTTACTTCTAATAATTCATTAGGTGCTTCTTTACCATTTGAAGCCTTTCATCAAACTGAAATTAGTAATCCTAATATAACAGGTAGTAAATATCAAAGATATATTTTTGAAGCTTCACAATCTTATTGGACTCCGGAAGGAACTATTGATAAAGATGTTGGTAGTATTACAACTTGGTCGGGTTCAAGTGAATACAATATTTTAAGTACAAGTACAAAAACAGGTTCTGTATTGATTAAAGACTCTACGGGTTTATATCCAACAACAGTTGTATCATCCAGTGCAGGAATACCTTTTAAAGGTTCAATAATGCCGGCTGGTGAATTGTTTAGAATTTATATCTTAAATGAATTATCTGAAAGTTTACAAGGACATTGGAACATTGATGATGTAACATCAGGTAGTTCGTTATCTCTTGCTAATGTTACTAATGACGCAGGACCAACAACTGGTGATGCTGAGGTAATAATAAGTGCTACTGCATCGGCCGGTGTGGAAGCTCACGGAAGACAATATGGAACATCTTTCTATATCGTAAGTGCTAGTAATGGTGCATCAGCTGTTAATGAAGGTATTCGATTTGAATCAACTAATTTTAATTATAGTAAAGATGATAACTTCTCTATGGCAATATGGGTAAAAAGATTTCATCCAGATACGGGTTCTGCGGATTCATCAACACCAACTGGGTCAGGTATTAGACAAGAAATATTTATGCGTGGTTCAACTACTGATTCCTATGGTATAGATTATCATGTTGATGATAATCAATTTAGAGCTGGTGCAAGGTCTGGTAGTAATTCATTCCTTGCTTCAAAAAGTATGACAGATGATGGTTTGAATTGGCATCATGTTGCATTCACTTATGAAAGTGGTTCATCCACAGGTGTAAAACTTTATGTAGATGGTGTATTGGAGGCTACTAATACAAACATAGGTATTGGTGAATTTAGTGCGTCAAGCCCAACAGGTAATAATTCACTAAGTATTGGACAAACAAGTACCCTTAGTGGTAATGGTTCACAATTCAATGGATTCTTACAATACCCAAGAGTTTATGACAGAATTTTAACACCTACAGAAGTTAATCAATTATATTTACAACCTGATGGAGTTACTGAAACAAAAATCACAGATGTTAAAGTGACACTTGTTAATCCAAATGATGTTTTACCATTTGATAATATTTATCACACAAGTTCGGCTAATTGGGTAAATTGGTATAATGGAACATATGATTCAGCTTCAGCATTTGATAATGATAACATTCATAGTTTAGAGAACAATTTACCAGAGTATATTCGTGAGAGTTCTGATTACAATGAAATGAAAGACTTCTTGAATCTTAAAGGTGAACAATATGATGTAATTAGAAATCACATTGATTCATTGGGAACAATACATAATAGAGGATATAAAAAAACAAATTCTGCTCCAGAAAACATATATCCTATATTATTAAACAATATGGGATGGAGTGCTATAAACCCATTCTCAGGTAGTTTAGCAGATTCTTTAGGTAATTATTTAACTGGTGTAACTTCAATTGATGATATTAAAAACAACACTTGGAGAAAAACACTTAACAATTTATTATACATTTATAAATCAAAAGGAACAAAAAATTCAATAAGAGCGTTATTAAATGTTTATGGTTATCCACCTGATGTTATAGGATTTCAAGAGTTTGGTGGAGGTTCGGATAATTATGAATTTTCAGATGATTTAGCTAATGATGGTAATGTTCCAGTAAATAGTGGAAGTTTTGGATTTAATGTTGTCCCCCAAACTTTACACAGATATATGTTTCAAAATAAATCAGAGAGAATTTTAAATCTTGATTGGTGGATGGATGATGCAAATTTAGAAACAATAGAATTTGTTTATAAACATAAACAAACAAACAATGAACAAAAAATATTAGAGTCTAGTGGTAGTGGTGCTGAAACACTTTGGGATTTAAGATTAATTCCAAGTGCTAGTACAACAGATGTAGTTTTTTCTCGTTTTCAATTTAGATTAAATAATTCTAACACAGGTTCTTTAACAATTGCTGATAATGCTGTATCAATGTCAACCATTGACCTTGAAGTGAGAGATGGTGAATTATGGAATGTAATGTTACAAAGGATGACATCAAGTATTAGTGGTAGTGGAACAAATGAATATAGATTACTTACATCGTTACAAGAAGAAGCCACTATAAAAACATTTAGCTCTGTAACAATGTCAATAAGTGGTGGTTATCAAGGAGACACAACCACAGAAGGTGGTAAAGGTTTTTATGCTAATCAAAATTGGCAATCAAGTGGTTCAAGAAATTATTTATCATCATCTAATTTATTTGTAGGTGAAACATTCAGTGGTTCTTTAGCTGAAATAAAAGGTTGGAAAACAGCTTTAAGTGCATCAGCTTTTAAAAAGCATGTGTTAAATAAATTCTCAATTGTTGGTAATGGTATTGAGTCAGCTGATACAGAATTAGTTTATCATTTTAAATTAAATGAAAATTATTCAAGTGGTTCGGTATCTTCATCAAATCAATTATTAACAATTGTAGATTCAGCACCAAAATGTAGTGCATTGTTAACAACCGATTATTCATTCCAAAAAAGTGGAAGTATGTTTACAGGTTCTGCTGTTTATGGAGTTGATACAATACAAGTTTTAACATTTGGTTTTCACGACAATATAGTAGGTGATTATAATTTTAATGACAATAATGTTATAGTTATTGATAACAATGAGGCTGTTAGTGATTTAAGTCCAGTTAAACCTGCTATAGAATCATTAACTAATCCAAATGGTAAAAAACCTAAAGTTAAAACTTCACCTAAATTAGAAATTAATCGCTCACCACAAGATGCTGTTAATAGTTTTATACTAAACACCTTAGATGGTTTTAACTTTGAAAATTATTATGGTAATCCAAAATATTATTATTCATCGTCATATGCTGAATTTGACACATTTAGAAAAGACTTTTTTAAATGTTTTCCTGTAAAAGTTGATGTAAATAAATTCGTTAGAGCTCATGAAAATATGTTTAACCATTCACTTTCTGAAGGTTTAAAAGCATTAATTCCAATTCGTTCAACATTTAGTGATGTAAATTCAAATCCAGGTGTAACAATAAAACCAACTATATTGGAAAAACAAAAATACGAGAATGAAAAATATAGTGTTGAATCAATAAATCCATTCAGTGGTAGTATTGGAGTAGTTTCTAAAGAAACCATAATGAGTGGTTCAAAACTTGAGTTACCAATAAGTAGTTCAATGCGTAGAGGATATACTCCTTTTGGGATACCGAGTAGTGAAAGTTCACTTATAATACCATCTATCAGTGGTTCAAAAATTGAGTTACCTTATAGTGCGTCAATCAAAGTATCTGATTCAGGCAGTAAAGGAAATCCTTACTTAGGACTTGCTTATACTTCTCTAAGTAGTTCAATCATAAATCCGTATTCAGCTTCAATGACACCATCACCATCATTAACAGGTTCAGGAATAGTAACTTCAAAAGATGGAACAATTGATTATGCATTAACAGCAAATGAATCTTATACAAGTGTTCACAAAAATTGGGGAACGAGCTCCGCTGATGTTCAACATATAAACTTCGCAGCTGCGACTGGTTCATATGGAACATTTAATACTTATGATATTGATACAAGATTTGTTTTTCATATGATTGGTGACACGGAAATATATTCGGGCTCAAGGAATGAAGGTTCATTTGATTATACTGATTTTTCAAATCCTCATAGACTACATAATAGAGTAATTCTCAGTAATGATATTCATAGTGGAGTAACTTATGAATCTTTTATAACTGGTAGTCCTGGAGGACAAACAGGTAGGATGATGGGTAAAACAAGATATTTTACAACAAGTTCTACTGGTGAAATTATATTACCAAGAAATCATATAAGTAAATTTAGTCAACCATTTAAAAAACAAATGATTGATGGAGCACAAAATATAAATCCAGGATTTTTAAAAGTTCAACATGAAGATTATTCAAGTGCTTCATTTTATAGAGTAAAAGTAACTGGAGGAGAATCTTCGCTTGTGGTTGGCGGTACTGGTTTACCATCATTAGATTCAGATAACAAAATAATATACTAATTTAAAATTGAGTATTTTTTCAATTTATTTATATTTATATATGAATTAAAGTATTTCGAAATTAGGAGATAAAAATGGGATATTTAGACAATTCATCAATTACGGTTGATGCAGTATTGACAAAAAAAGGTAGAGAAATTTTAAAAAATGGTGGTGATTTAAATATTACTTCATTCACACTATCGGATACAGGTGTTGATTATACACTTTGGAATCCAGACCATCCAAGTGGTTCAGCTTTTTATGGTGAAGCTATTGAAAACTTACCAATGTTAGAAGCTAGTGTTCACGCTGAGTATAATTTAAGAAATAGATTAATATCATTAAATCAAAATACAGTAGCTATTCCTGCTTTAGTTTTAGGTGGATTGGATACAAAGGGTGGAACAAATTTAACATTTAATGAAGGTGACGAAAACAAAGGTAGAATTACAGCAGAATTATTAGGATTTAATTCAACTGCTGGTTTAGGTAAATATTTTGTAATTCAAGATCCAACAATTGTTAGTACTAATATACCAGGTCAAAATATAAGTGGAACAAGTAGAATGTTTTTACAAGAACAAGATATACCTCACGCTAGAGAATATCAATTTGCAGGTAACACATTTCAAATAAACCCATTACAACAAGATTCAGCAGGTAAAGAAACAAACATTTATGTGGTTGATATTGAAACTGGAGCATATAACTCATTTAGAGTTATAAACAATATAACTAAAGCTCAAAGAGCTGTTTTATCAACTGTTCGTTCATCATAAATTAGGAGATTATTAAAATGGCTATAGCAGGTTCAAATATACAATTAGATTCAACGGAGGGTATGGATAAAATTACCCAAACGGAAAAGGTAACCAGTCCTTATTTTTCAAATGGTGGTTCACAAATAGCTGGTACTAATTTAGTATCATCATCTTTAACAGATACAAATGAAACTTACTTCTTTGGAATATCTCATACTGATTCTTTAACAACAGAAGAATTTAATGTTACATTTGGTAGTTTAAATGGATATGGTTCATTAGTTGAAACAAATACAAAATCTGAAACAGAGGCTATTTATAAACAATTTGCTAATTTACTTTTGGCTCCTACAGAAGTAACTGGTGGATTTTTTATTTCATCTCCAGCTTCATCAGGTGCTGTAGCAAGTGGAAGAGATGATGAAATATTTGTTCTTTCTGCTAGAAGAACAAATATGAAAGATAGAGTTAATAAAGGAACTTGGCAAATATCTTTAAGTGGTTCTAAATCTGATGGTGCAGCTGCTGATTTATTACATTTAGTAGATGATAGTTCAACAACAAATCCAACTGCAACTCCTGTTGGTGATAGATATAATATTGTAAGTGCATCTTCTGCTGGTGTTATTACTACTGCAGCAACTGCAAGAAACTTTGGTTTCTTTTATCCTGATATGGGATTATTGGTGTTCAGTGCAGCTGAATTATCTTCTTCAATTCCAGGAGTCTCTGCGACAGCGGCTCTAAATGGTGTGGTTCAACATAAAGGTACTGAGTTAGCTCTTTCACAAAGTGGATTCGGACACACAGAAAATACCGATGCTAATTATAAAACAGCATTAAGATTTGTAAATTGCCTACAAGGTTCAAATGCTAAACTTGATTTTAGAGATGAAGAAGACCAAGTAAGTGCTCAATATTTCTGTAGAGTTAGAAGTGGACAAATGAATTTTTCAAATAGTCCGACATTCGTTAGTGGTTCATTGAATGAATTAAGACAATCAACAATGAAAGGTAATCCAACAACATTCATTACATCAGTTCAATTGTATAATAGAAGTGGTGACATAGTTGCTGTAGGAAATCTTTCAACACCATTGAAGAAAAACTTTAGTTCAGAGGCAACAATAAAAGTTAAACTCACTTATTAATGATATGTTATGTTTGTATTCAAGCAGATTGATAAATCATCAACCATATTTTCAAGTGATGTCGTAAATTATACACAAAACCTTACGACTGCATCTGCTGGCATTCAATCAATCAAAATAGTTTCTGGTTCAATAAATAATAATTATTGGAACTCTTTAAATGTTTTATTTTATTCAAGTGGTTCAAAAGTTTATAATGGTGAATTAAAATTTTCGGCACCCTTGAATAGTTTATCGTATCCAAAAAGATTATCAAGTAGAAAACAATTTACAACAAAATATCATGGGTATCCAAGTAGTTCTGTAATAACAATTCCACAACAATATTATGGTGAAGAGATAAAGCCAGGTACTTTTCAATTTACAGATTTAAATAATCCTGATAATAGTGGTAACAATCCAATAATTGAAGATGATGGTTTTGGAAATTTATATTCAACTAATGCTCATCATTCACAAAGTACAACAGATGCTTCATCATCACAAAATTATGTGGGTAATATATTTTATGAACGAGGGTTAGCTGTAATTACAGAAACAGGTTCTTGGAGTGGTAGTGTTAATTATTCAGATTTAGCTACTAACTATACGCTAAAATTTGATTCACATCACACTATTTACTCTCACGAATATAGTGTTACTTTATTACCACAAGATTATAATTTAACAACAAATTATGGTATAAGAGCACCACTAAGTGGTAGTACCTTTAGTTTAGAAACACCATTTATAGCTTCAACATTTACTGGTAGTGAATTTCAACCATACATAACACAGATTAATTTGTGGAAAGATGGAGTTTATGATTCACCTGTTCTTCAGGCTAATTTACCACGCCCAATTAGGAAAACTGATAAAATAAATTTAAATTTTAAAATAAAATTAGATATGTAAGGAAATAAATGGTTACATTAGGATTAGATGCATCAACGACTTGTGTCGGATATGCATTCACAAGAGATAAGAAGATTCTCGATATGGGATTCATCGACATCAAAAAAGAAAAAACACCCAAAGATAAAGTTGAAAAAGTGCTTGACTTTTTACATAACAGTTCGTATATTGATAATGTTACTGATATTAACATTGAAGATAATCTATCAGGATTCGCTGGTGGAAGAACTTCACAACAAGTTATTATCAAATTGGCAAAGTTTAATGCTATACTATGTTTTATGTTAGAAAACTTTGATTATAAAGTCAATAGTATAAATCCAATGACTGCAAGAAAGAATGTATTTGGAGTAGCAAGAGTCAAAGGTATAAAAGCAAAAGATTTAGTAAAAATGAAAATAGAAGAAATGTATAATACTTCTAAATGGTGTAAAGAAACAAAAACAGGCCTATGGGACAAAAGGAATATTGATATGTACGATGGTTTGGTTATGTCACTTTTCGAAAAAAAAGCTTGACTTTAATACCAAAATCTTCGTATATTGTATCAAATGTATAAATACGAATTAGTCAAATTGTTAGAAAAGGTTTTGTATCCAAGTTATGAAATGAAAGGTGGAGAACATGCTTTTCATTGTCCTTTCTGTAATCATCACAAGAAAAAACTTCAAGTAAATTTTGAAACACAAAAGTGGCATTGTTGGGTTTGTAATGCTGGTGGACATAAGATTGGTATATTACTTCGTAAGATAAATGCACCTAAACAAATCATATCAGAGGTATTAAGAATACTTGGTGATTATAAAGGTGTTAAACACGAAAAAGACGAAAAAACAGAATACAATGTTTCATTACCACAATGTTATCAACCACTTTGGAAACCATCAACCGACCCATTGTATACAAATGCAATCAGTTATTTAAAGAGAAGAGGAATAGGCGGTATAGATATTCTTCGTTATTCTATGGGTTATTGTTCGTCTAATGGTTACGCTAATCGTATCATTATACCGAGTTATGATGCTGATGGTAAATTGAATTATTTCATAGCTAGAGATATGTTTCCAAATTCAAATTTTAAATACAAAAATCCACCAATGTCAAAAGACACTGTATGTTTTGAAATGTTTATAAATTGGAATGAACCCATTGTTTTAGTAGAAGGTGTGTTTGATGCTATTGCTATTAGAAGAAATGCTATACCTTTATTAGGTAAGTTTCCAAGTAAAACATTGGTTATGAGATTAGTAGAAAAGAATGTAAAACAAATATATGTCGCATTAGATGAAGATGCTAAACAAGACGCAATTAAATTAAGTAAGTTTT